CCGATACCTATTGCAAGATAAAAAATATCTGTACCACACAATTTTCCTCCCCCATGACGCAGCGCATCGGGATGGGATTGTTGTGGAGAATACATACGAACGTGACTTCAAACGACTATTCCAGCAAACGAACACAAAATTTATTGTCCTCAAACGTACCGATAAGAACATCCTTATTTCCAACGCTAAGATAAAATTTGATCGTTGTGTGTTTAATATGGATCGCGTCAAGCCGCTTGTCGAGCAGCTTGGTAAGTATCGTAAGCAATGGTCGGAGGGGCTGGGTCGATATCTAGATTCTCCGCTTCACGATATCAGCTCAAATTTTTCTGACAGTTTTCAATATTGCTGTCAGGCAGTTACACACATCGAGACTATTGGTAATTTGAAGGGCGCGCTTGAGAAACATCAGACGGTTGTTGAATCCCGAAGAAAAATGATATAGTAAAATTTAGTGTATTATATTTCTTCTTTGGATAGATTAAAGTCATGCTCACAAACCGCGAAATATATTCAGAGTTTCAGGAAAACTACAGATACGCTCATGATTACTGGGCCCCATTCGTTTCTAATGCCCAAATTTACACACTTGCAGCGTCGGGCTATACATGGAGTCAGAACGAGCGGATAGCCCTGAGTAAGGAGGGTAGAGAGCCACTTGAGCTGAATATCATGCGCAGGCCCCTCCAATTCTTTTCAGGTTATCTACGCGATAATCTCAATTCAATCGTGGTTGCCCCAGTAGAAGGAAGCGACCAAAAGACCGCCGATCAAATGACGAAGCTATCCCACTACGTTTGGGATAAAGGTAATGGCTATTCGATATTTTTGGACTCAGCGGACGAGATGATGAAATCCGGTATCTCGCTTGTAGGCATCCAGATGGACTATTCACGGGATTTTATCAATGGCGATATTTCATTTTATAAAAGAACATTTAACCAATTTTACCTTGATCCTACATTCGAAACTATCGATCTTAGAGACTGTGCTTTTTCTATTACGCGTGACCTTTTAGATAGGAATGTAATCAAGCAGTTACTGCCGTTCGTAGATCCCAAGGCGATCGATGATATTCAAAACGCATTCCGTGATGATAAGTTCTTGAGTTACCATCCCAACTTTACGACATTGAGCAGAAATCGTAATCTCATGGCATATGACCAATACTATAAACGTACTACTCGCAAACGAAAGTTCCTGGTGGATGAGCGATCCTCTTTTTATCGCGATATTACTGACTTGGATAGTGATGAGGTTTCGAAACTAAGGCTAGGCATTAAGCGCATGAAGATGATGCGCGAAGAAGCCGAAGGGATGGAAGTTGAAGAACAACAACTTCCCCCCATCCTTGAGATCCGTGAAGAGAATCGCCCCTATATTGAGCTTCATATCATGCTCAATGGGCAAGAGGTCTACAATGGCGAGGACAAGACGGGCATTGTAGAGACGTATCCTTTCGCGCCCCAAATCTGTTACATGGAGCCTTCAATCTGGATGCCTTCTCAAAGGATTCAGGGAATGGCGTCAACACTTTATTCAGCGCAACGTCAGTTCAATAAGCGCCATATGAAGATCGTGGACATGATGGACTCGAACATATCTACGGGCTACAAATATATGATCGGTTCTGTAGCAGACCCTGCAGACCTACAGCAAGCAGGGCAGAATCGTTTGATCGGCATTGACCCTGAGAATGCTCCTGCAGGCATGGATTCAGTCCAGCAATTGCAGGGTGGTGGCGCAAATCCAGCACTTATCGAATATCAAGCCGTCCTCGATAAATTAACTCTTACCCTAGCAAACGTAAATGAATCAGTTCTTGGTGTGGATGAAAAAGGCAATACTCAAGTATCTGGAAGATTGGCGGAAGTACGTATTGCGCAAGGACTCCGCTCGAATCGTAAGATCTTTGATAATATCGAGTTTACGCAAAAGGTTCTAGGAGGTCTTGTTCTCAAAGCCATTCAATTGCATATGCCCCCAGGTAAAGTTGAGCGCATCATCGGGGAGAAGCCTACCGAACAATTTTATGATCGAGAGTTTGAGCAATATGATGCCATTATTAAAGAGGGCATTCGTTCGCAGTCTCAGCGCGACGCCTACTATTATGAACTCATCGCCCTCAAAAGGGATGGCATTGTCGACGTTCCTCAAGAAGAAATCGTTCGAGCCATGCAAATGTCAGGACTCAGCGATCTGGAAGCGGCACTGGCCAAGCAAGCTGAACAGGCTGCACAACAACAACAAGTTCAAGCCAAAATGCAAGGAATGCAGATTGAATCCCTCAATGCTAAAAAAGAAGCGGATCTTGGATTGGCTCAATCACGACGCGCAGATGTGTTGAGTAAAACAGCCCTTAGCGAAGAAAGGACCAGTGAGGCAGCAGAAAATAGGGCGCAAGCTGCACTGGCCAGAGCTAAGACAATCATTGAGATTTCTTCTATGCACGAAGACAGGATTTTAAAAGTCCTCGAATTTGTAAATCTACTTGAAGCACAAGAGCGCGCTGACCAAGAGAATGTTTCCACTAAAACATTCGACAAGGCGGACGCAATTAATACAGAGACTCAAGGAACAGCCGAGCATATGCAGCAACAACAGCAATTGCAAGCAATGCAACAACAGGCTCAAGCCCAACAGCAGAATCAGCCGACGGGGCTGAATCCTCAAGAATAGATTATGTTAAAAATAGTTTCTGCACTATTATGCAGAATATAGCCGAGGAGGCAAATTATGAAGAATGGTAAAGGTAACGGAACTTATCTCACGTCCGGTAAGGGCATGGATTCGTACGCTAAGAATCCTTTGGCGCAGCCAAGTAGAGTGCGTACAGAATGCGGTCCCGGCTTGAACGCCGATCAACGGAAGGCCAACAGTCTTCTGCAAGAAGCGCAACGCAAGGTTGATTCACAACGCGGACAGACAGGGATGTAAATGAGTGTGCACGCGATCCTAGAGACCCCTGAGTTGCTCTTGCATCCTGATTTCATGGATGAGAAAGAGACGCTCAAGACTTATTTAGGTAAGTCAGTCGATACGATCGTGTTGCAAAATCAACATAGGAGCGATCCATATTTCGTCATTTTCCATGAGAGATCTGATTCTACCAATTCTCAGATGAAGATTTCAGTGGTGCAAACACTTCCTTCTTTTATTACTAACTCAATTGTTTTCTTTGTTAGTAACAAAACAGGAATATGCGAATGGCTATGGACGGTTCCCCCAAAAGAGTGTGGTAAGAAGTTGAGAGTTGAGTTTAATACATCAGGTGTCGCCTACCTGCAAGCAAAGGGTGCAATGCCATCGTGACAGGCTATGTCACGTTATTAACGGGTGATTATGAGTGCAGATACCGTATCTGAAGTTAACGCAGTGGTTGAAGAGGTAATTGAGCAAGTTGCGGAGCCTGTAGAGCAGGTCGAGGAACAAGCTCAAGACACAAGCAAGGAAGAACGCGTACCGCTTTCGGCTCTCCAAAAAGAGAGACGCAAGAGACAAGATGTTGAACAGGAATTGCGTTGGCATAAAGAGCAGATGCAGCAAAAAGCTGTTCCTACTCCAGAGCCTGATGAGTCTGCCTACGAAGCCGCTACGAAACAGGATTTAGGAAGGGTTAAGCAGCAACTTAAAAGGGAAGTCGCTGAGGAAGCTTGGATTAAAGACAACCCAGAAAAAGTTGCCGATATAAATGAAAGGTTAACCGAATTTTTGAAACAAAGACCGCATCTAGGAACGGCGATTGACAATGTGATTAATAGGTATGAGGAAGCGTGGGAGCTAATGGATAAATTATCTCCTAAGCAGAAAGCAGCTTTGAGAGTTGCCCCTGCAAAAAAAGAGTCTCCTGGTAATCCAGCGAGCACTCCGAAAGCAGCGGCGATTAATCAAACAGTTGATGTGATGCAAATGTCTGACTCAGAATTTAACACATGGAGGAAGTCGCAGCGTAAGCCTAGGTAAAGTCGTTAAGGAGACTTAAATGTCAGTAACAACTACCTCTAGTTATGGCTCGATGGCCGATAGATGGGCGCAACGAGCATTGCTACAAAGAAGCAAGCCTCGTAACGTTCATAATCTTTTTGGCAAAGCCTTTACGCTGCCACAAAAAAATACCGATACAATGGCATTTAGAAGACAAGAAAACTTGCCTTCAGATCCGGTTGTGTTATCTGAGGGTGCAGATCCTGCGCCTGTACAACTCAACAAATTCGACATCAACGTCACCATTCAAGAATTTGGACAAGTCGTTTTGCTTTCTCGTAAAGTGATTCTGGTGGTTGAAGATGATACAGCGAATGAAACTGCGGACAACTTATCTCAGTCTATGCACACGATGCTGGACAAAGTAACGAGAGACGTTTTTAGTAGTTCTGTAGCGCAAATTTCCTGCCTTAATGGGACTAACGGGAATGCGATTACCGAATTAACTCAAACTGATGTAAACCGCGCAATTGCATATTTAGATCAGAATGATACCGAAAAAATGACGCCTACCATCGAAGGTACATCGCGTTTTGGAACTGGGCCGGTTGAACCTGCTTATTGGGTTACAGCTCACGTTAAATTGAAACCGGATATTCGTAATTTGGATGCTTTTATTCCGACTTCACAATACGGCTCACAAGATCCAGTATTGCAAGCGGAATTCGGTGCAACGGACGAAGCAAGATGGGTAACTTCAACTCTCGTTGCGTTCTCAACAGCAAGTCCTCCTGTGTATAACAACACATTTATCGGGGCGAATGCGTATGTGTATGTTTGTCTAGATGAAGTTTCTACCGAGATGATTTTGAAGCCTTTGGGATTCAATGATTATCTGAATCGATTCCAGTCAATGGGCTTTACCGCTTGGTTTAATGCAGCCATCTTGGATGACTCACATATCGTAACACTGCTTTCAACACAAGCGTAATGGCTTAAGGAGAATTTTTATGGCAGATCTATTTTTAGGGCAAACCTGTACTGAGTCATTCAGATGTCTATCAGCTGGAGCCGCTCATACATTTACGTTTAGCTGGCAGCCAGATAAGGTTGTTTTTAACAATCTTACCAAGTGGGCGGCCGTAGCATTGGGAAAGCCTATATCAGTATGGTATCGGGATCAAACAACCGCAGCAAAGGCCTACCAGCAACAAGTTATTGATTCGTTCGCGGACTCTTCATTTAACTTTTTGCAATCGTCAACAAATGGTTTTACCGTTGCAGATACAGCGGGCGGAGTCGGGTCTCTTAGGGCTTTGATTTCTGCGGTAACTCAGGCAGATCCTTGCGTTATTACTACAACAGCAGCTCACGGATTCCAAACAAATCAGATCGTAAGGATCACGGATCTTGGAATTATTGGGCCTGGTGTAACGGCGCGTGGGATGGATCAATTAAACAATAAGAGATTTTTAATTGTTGTGGTCAACTCAACATCATTCTCATTGAAAGATGTTATTACTGATGAAGCAATTGATTCTACTGGATTTACAGCTTGGGTGGCCGGTGGACGATGCGATATCGAGACAAGAGTGATTTCATTAAATAATCCTCAAGTGACTCCTTACAGCTCGTCTAACCCTTATTTGCCCGATCCGTTTGCATACGATCCGATCAGATACAAACTTACCGCTGGTACAGCAGTAATGGGAAGCCCGGCAGACGTGTTTTTGATTGAAGTGTATAAATTTGGTTCAGTGGTCAATTTAGGCCAACTTGTTTAGTTAATTGGATAGGCTCTCTTTAAAACGGGAGCCTTCCTTAATTTAGGAAAGTGATGAGCGCAATAGGACAGTTACCTCATAGAGCGATTTTGCTCTCCGTGAGTTTGGCTAATCCTTGCGTTATTACCACTACAGAGGCGCACGACTATTCCACTCATGATTTTATTCGACTGACGAATTTGAATGGAAGGATGCCAATCCCTCATGGAGCAGACCAGTTAGATGGAAACAAATATCGCATCATTGTTACGGGGGCAGATAGTTTTACGCTCCAAGACCCGATTACATTTGAAGATATTGATTCCACAAACTTTACGCCCTATACGTCTGGTGGGAATGTAAATTTAGTAGAAAACATCTTTTATTTTTATGGAGAAAATTAATATGGCAAGACCTAGAAAATCAGAAGAACAGTTATCAGATGAAATTGTAAATTCTATGTTAAAAAAAGAAGACCCAGTAACCATTGAAGAGATGCCCTTAACTTCGCTCGGTGACTACATGCGCTACAACGATGAGGCTCGCAAGATGAATAAGAAATTGCGCATCCTACGATATCCGATCAAACAATGTCCCGTAGATTTGCATCCTATGGAAAGAATTGTATTCGGTCGTAACGATCAACCGAGCAATCCTCTTCCCATTTTTCTTTCGAATGATATGATTCATTTTGACAGATCGGCCCCTCGTGATAGATTAATTCCAGGCAAGACATATGACCTTCCTAGGTGCGTTGTGGAGTATTTGGCGAGCAAGGGTACGCCTGTTTGGGCATGGTTTGAAAATGCAGATGGCTCACGAGAAACTCGAATGGTTTCTAAAACATCTAGATTTTCTCTTAGAACAATTTATGCGGCTTAATTAACATGGCACAATTCGTCTCAGATTGCTTAAGAACGATGCGCCTAGCGATTGCACGCAGGAACGAAAACGACCCTGATTCAAGCGACCCTACGCTCATGCAATACATTAATGACTTCGTGAATCTGACGATGTCTGACGATGTGAAGATATTCGAGCAATTTGGGACATTAACTTTTACCATAGATCAATCAAATACGACAGGCGTTTACACGTTTAATGACGTTGGGGCAACAAGTAACTTTACCAACATTTCTCAAGAAGGGTTTATTTCATTGCTCAATCCTCCTCAAGGCTCTATTTCGTGGAATAAACTTTGGATCTATCAAAATCCTCAGCAATTCTACGAGGTATGGGGGATTAACAATGCTGACATACTTATTCCTGGTTACCCTACCGAAATGCTATATTATGGCAATGAGATGGTGTTCAGGACGATACCGAACACTATTTACCAAGTTCAGATCTATGGATACAAAATAGTACCGACATTTTCCTCTCAGGGCGACCCTGCGTTGCCACACGACTACTGGATGAGATACATAGCTTATGGGGCTGCGATGAACTACGCGCGGGATTTCAGGTTTGAATCTGAAAAGCTTGCGTTGCTCACGGCTGCATTTGCGCATGAAAGAAAGTTGTTATTAACTAGGACGCACAATCAGGTGAAGTTGAATCGCAGTACCCCATCTTTCTAGGAGAAGAATGAATAATTTGACCAGAACACATGATAAGTTTAAGATGAATCAAAAGGAGTTTTTATGCCAAACCCTTGGGATAAATCTAAG